TACTTTGTTGGACTCATGCCTGGAGAAAGAGCTTCTTGTGCTGGCAATGTACAAAAGATTTCTTTCGTTCCTGCAGAAAAATTTACGAGTGAATTAGAATTAGAAGATGTAAATATTGTTCTTGAAATTATGGCGTTTCCACTAGCATTTAACGTGCATCTACCAACCTCAAACTCAGTTAAAGTTATGTGAGATATACAAAAGTATGTTTCATTATTACCTCCTATACCTGTAGCAAAAGTTTCAAAGCCATCCACAGCACCAGCTAAATTAATAGTTCCTGGTGAACCCGTAAATGTCGATGTCTCCTTGACACGATCGTTTAATTTAAAGGCCATAAGAGCCTCCTATGAAATTCTTATAATAGCGTTCGAAGTGTCAGCAGTTGGAAACTGTATAGTAAACGTTCCGTTTGAAGCAGTAAAGTCTCCACCAAACGCTAATACACAAACAGCATTAGTTGTACCTGATCCTCCAGCAGTTGTAGTGTTGTAAATCAACGCTCCATTAGCTGTAAAACTAGCAGAAGTAAACTGTGCGTCTTGGAAATCTACAAATGCTGTAGCTACTCCAGAAGAGCTTGTTACTCCGTTTCTAGTTAAGGTTGCACCTCCTGCAGTGTATGCAGTTCCAGATGTGTTTGATATTTCGTTTGACGTACTGTATGCGGTCGTAGATGCACCAAGATTTGCAGATGACGTGTACAAAGCAATCTTGAATGTGTGACCACCACCTGACGCAAAATTATGCTTACCTTCCAATAGTTCACCTTTAAAAGTATTGCATATAGCTGATGATATTGCCATTTTTATCTCCTTATGGTTGTTTTGAGTCTAGAGGAAAACGAAGAACTCCATCATAAAATTCATCACGTCTTCTTCTACCTTGTTGTTCAAGTTGCAAGCCTTGTAATGCTTGTTGATAGCCCTGCTCATAATATTGCAACATATTATCAGGACCCTTTAAGTACCTAAATGCCTCTACAAGACAAGCATAAAGTAGCACTTTTGGGGCATTTGTGCTCAACCAAGTCGTTGTGTTGACTGAGGACAGTCCCGTAGGTTGCTTATTCAAAGCTAATTCAATATTATAAGCTGAATTTGGAGTTGGCGCAACATATAAGGTATCTTGATCCCAATTTGCATAGTATTTTGGTTTACCTGTGCTGTCTCTGTTAGGCCAATATTCATTCATAAAACTTACGTCTTTTTGTAGTAAGTATTCTCTTACAGGAGTTGCACCTGCTGTATATATTTGAGCTGATCTTACAAATGCAGATTGCCCAATATTTATTCCAGGCATTGCTACAAAAGGATTACCTATTGTTAAAGCAGCTACTTGATAGGATCTGAAAACATCTAAATCAGTTTCTCTAAAAAGTCTATTTTCTGCATGCTCAATAATATCATTTACAATAATGTCTGTTAAAACATCAGACGTAGTTTCTGTGTAGTCTCTAATTTGTGTTTGTAATTCTGCAAAAGTTGTCATGTTATATTTACCTCTACCTTACCAAGAAAACTATGTAATCTTACTTCTTTGTTATCCTGTTCTGGTTGCATAGTATTTACAATTACTGTTTCAAAAGCACCAGGTGCAGGTATAGGATTAAATTGACTTACTGTTTGTTTTTTTGCACCAAATATATTTCTTGCTATCATATTAATACCTAAATCAACTGTTGCACTTATGATCTGTGGTTTTGCATTTTGTAACGACTGTGAGTCAGTAGGATGATATCGTGGATCTAATTGTGGGTGTTTTGATTCAAATTCACTTATATGCACTGTAGAACCATTCCATTCTTTAACCATTTCATTGTAAGGAAAAGCCATACCTGATCTATCAGATATTCTTTTAGCGAACCTACCAGTAGCGTATTTTGCCATTAGTAACCTCCAGAAGGATAGTAACTTTGAGGAGTGAGAAAGACACTTGTTCTTTGTCCATCTTCATCCGCAGCTCTTTTAAATTCATCTTCATATAAAAGTTTCAATGCCTGCATTCTTTCTGGTGCTTTTTTCATAGAAATATAGTAAGCTAAACCAGCTACAAGACATGGAAGAAAACGAAAAGGAATCTCAGAATTATTTGTGTAATCCCCAGAATCAGACATACGAACAAGAGCGTAATATATTAGAGTGTAAGATGAATCTGCTGCCGGATATAGATATAGTGTTGGGTTTATCGTACGCTCAAAGTAGAATTGAGTTGGTCTTCCGCTGGTTGTTTTAACAGTGTAATTCCAATAAGTAGCTCTACTAATTGAGTTAACTGCATAATCATTATTACTAGAGTCTCTTATAATTACATCCGTAATATCTACTATTTGTTCTGGTGCATTAGCTCCAGATCCAAACAAATTTGATCCCGTAAGATTAGTTGTATTTGCTGCAAGTGCTTTCTCTTGTTTTTTTACAGTCCATAAATTAATTCCCCTATTTGCCCATTCGGCAAGCATAAGGTTTAAAGAACGTTTTGCAGTTTGCAAATCGTGTCCATTACGAATTTGCAAACCACAACGTTCATAAGCTTCTTGACAAATTTGATCAATTGTCAAATCAAAGCTAGCTGTTGAAGCGTAAGTAGGCACTTATTTTTTTGCCTTTTTCTTTTTACCCTTCATCGCTTTCTTTTTCTTGCCTTTCATGACTTTTCCGCCACCTTTCATGGCCATAACTTTGCCACCGCCACGCATTTTGTTAATATTTTTCTTTTTCATCACCATTTTGACCTCCGAATATTCGTCTATAGGTTTTGTATCTCGATACTACAACGTCTTGATAGTACCCCTCTGGCCACAACTTATAGTAACCAGATTTATGTAGTTTATCAGAAGCTTCCTGCAATAGCGAGAACTTTTGTGCTAATATCATAGAATACATTAAATCACTTTCAACATCTGGAGGCTCATCACCAGGTGAAACAAGAAATTCTTGCTCTTCAGCGGTAGCTGGATTACTTGGATGAAACCCCATAAAATAAATGTCTTTTTTATTATACCAATAATTGTAAGCATCAACAACTTCCTGAAATTGATTAGGAGTGTAGCTAAAAAAAGGATCGCAAAAAATTAATAAATCATGAGTATTAAAATTAATTTTATTTAAATAAGTATTAAATTCTGTTTTGTACCACTTATGTTTTTTTTTGACCTCAATAACAACTTTTTTATCCTTCCAACTTTTTTTAGCAAAAGGACATGCTGACATACCTCCTAAGTGCTTATTAGGAACTTCTAAAAAATACTTTGACCACTTACGTACGTCTTGTTTTATTTCTTTTTCTAATTGCATCTTTGCCTTTTTTAAAAATGTTAGCTACTTTTGACTTACCCATTACCTTAGCTCTTTGTTCGCCCACAGTCAAAATTTGAATTTTTCTTGCAAAAGTTTTTTTAATTTTTTTAATTTTTGAAACTGTTCTTCTAGCGTCAGCAGGAGTAGCAAACTTAATAGACACCGTATCACGTGGATTTTCATCAGTGTAAAGTCTTCTGCCACTTTTTTTTGGTTTTTTACCAGTGCCAACTTTTGGATCTTTTTTCTTAGGCACTAAAAAATACCTTTGAAACCAAACCCTCTCTGCGCTAGACCTGCTCTTCTTTGATCAGTAATTAAACCACCAGTCGCAGCAAAGGTTTTTACATTTGTTGGTTTACCTCCAACGCCTTGAGCTTTACTCCTTTTTCTTTTTACTGCAGATCTTCTTTGACTTTCACTCATTCTTGCAGCTTTAGCGGCAGGAACACATTTAGGATATTTTCTTTTTGCGTCTTTTTTTTGTTTCGATCTGCCACATTTTTTAAAACCGCCTCCCTTTTTTTTGGCTCCTATATCAACCCAATCTTGTTCGAACCACTTTTTAAGACTCATGATTTTTTAGTTTTTTTTCTCTTACGTTCCATAACAGCGCCACAACCTTTAGCAATACCACCTTGTTTAAAATTTGAAATTTGCTTCCTTTGTTGTGATACTTTGTTAAAATCTATAACTTCACCACCTTTAGCTTTTCCAGCAGGTTTAGGCCCTTTAAAATCTTTTCTTTTTACACCGCTGGGATCTTTAATTTTACCTGCACATATTTTTGAAGCGTAAGCGTTTGCATAAGCGCTAGGATAAACTTTAAATTTACGTTTAGCTGCTGCTTTACCTCTTGGACATAACTTGGTCATCCTTGCCCCCTGTATTTAACAAATTGACGTCTTTTGTTTTTGTTCTTTGGCCTACTGCGTGAAGAACGCCCTATACTAGTTCTTTTTTTAACTGGTGTAAAGTATTCGTTGGATGGTGTTTTAGCCATTTTACATTTGTGATAAAGGATTTTCTAATGCGAGTTTTATTTTATTTTCTACCTTTTCTTCTAGCTCAGTCATGGCTGATTCCAACTTATCCCTTAATCGTGCCATGTCATCCTGAATGTCCTTCGTGGTTTGTCTTAACTCCTGGTTGGTTTCTCTCGAATCTTCTTTAACTAATTGTTCAACATCATTTACTATTTTCTCTACTCGTCTTACATCCTGCCGTAAGTCATTTTTAAGTTCATTGGCAACATCTGATACTAGTCTTATTTCCGACATAATCATTTCCATTTCTTGCATAATCATCTCAACCTCTGTTTGTATGAGATCTGTCTTGCTTTTCATTTCTTCTTTTGTAAGAGCTATCTCTTTGTCAAAACCAGATAAATCTGGTGCAACATATTCCTGTATCTGTTCTTTCATCGTTAAGTAGTCTTTGTAAAATTCAAAGCCGCCCCACAAAGCACCTCCAGCTGTAGTTAACGCTGTAAGTATGACAAATATCTTGCCACCTTTGAATTTTATACCACCAGGTAATTCTACTTCTGCCATTGTAACTCTATCATATCATTCATCATACCGTCACTACCACCAAATAAATACCACTGCGCTATATTGTTATTCTGTATCTGTGCATCTGGTATCATATAGTCAGTAAAGAAATCTAATCGATCCTCCAGTTGTTTTTGTGATTCAAAAAAGGATTTTGTATCTCCTAA